ATCTTCATGCCCTTCAGCAAGGCCGCTTTGCTGGAGACGAGCTTCTTCAGCATGCCGATGAAGATCTCCTGATGACCCTCGTCACCGGGATCCATGCCTGCCGCATCCATCGCAAGCACGAGCTGCGGGATGAGGATTTTCGGATCGGGCATGGAATCGCTCTCTTCACCGAGCAGAGCAAGCATCTTGGGCGTGACAGACATAGGGCACCTCTTCAGATGGACGTTACCAGTTTTCGTTCAGGAGTCTGCTGCGTCGTGCGGCGGAGGGTACACTTGAATCCGACGAAGGACGGGTTGTCAAACAGCGTTCCGTCCTCTTGGACGTCGATGATGGAGAAGTAGAGGCCTGCCCCAGGAATGTTGAAACCGTCCACCGCGAATTCGGTGTTGTAGTAGGGGGTGTCCCACACGCGAACGATGTCCGACTCGCTCGGCGCAAGCATGTTCACGCGCTCGCACTCCGACCGAGGCAACCACAGCTCGCCGTCGAACGATGAGGACAGGCCCTCCATCGCCACGCCGGTCGTCTTGGCGAGAGTGACGAACGCCTTGAGCAGGTAGGGGCCCAACCAAGCCCGCTTCACCGGCTCGTTGTAGACAGGGTCCACGATCGACTGCGAGATGTTCTGCGTGTAGTAGGCGATCGACGTGCCGATGATGTTGACGTGCTCGCTCGTGATGCAGTCGAACAGCGCCCGCTCGCAGTCACCGAGGGCGAAAGTCTCGCAGTCGCCCATCGGACGCACCGGCATCGTCGGTTGAGGGCAGAGGTAGTCCGAGATCGATTTACACTTGCTCACAAGACCTCCCTCCGGACCATATGGACCCGACGTTACGGTCGGGTCTTCCGCAGGCAGAGTACGACCATCGGGTCGTCTCGCAAGGCGTGCGGCGACAACACTCGAAAGTCCGTCTCGCAGAGGATGTGGAAGGTCCACCCTCGTTGGAGGCAGTACGCCTCCGCCGCCTTGTACTTGGCAGAGTTGACTTCCGCTGACTGTTCAGCATGCCACTGAGACTTGATCTCGTACAGGTCCGTGCCGAGCAGGTAGTCCGGCGTGTAGTGACGAGCGACCCCTGCGAAGACGTAGGGGATTCGCACGGGCTCCACGCGAACCGATAAGATGTCGGCACCTAAGTTCTCTAGGTGCTTGAGAAAAGAGTATTCATAAGAGCTGCGAAATCGCAGGTTTTGGTAGCGACCTTGGATGCCTCTTCCTCCTGCACCGTCGTACACTTTCCCGTACGCCGGGTTACCAGACCCTGAAACACGTTGAGCGATGCGATCCTTCAGAAAACCGGCGCGTGATCCGTAGCGCTCCTCGTATGAGCGGCCTTTGGTTCGCGCACTTGATCGCTTTCCTGAGTCGGCCTTCCTCGATGGAGTCCACGCGACCTGCTGCTTTGCACGGGATGCGTCGCTGTGGGTCTTTCCGAAGAAAGAGTTGTGCTCTCCACTCATATCGCGGCGCGTCTCCATCCCCTGTAGGAGTCGCTGACGTATCTCCGAGGTAGACATCGCGTCTGCCGTTCGTTGAGAAACTCGGTCCCGGTAACTTTGCGACGTCAAAGGGGCCGATGGATGCTCTCGGCGATAGTCGGCGACCGAGGTGGCGTGGGAGCGCAGGTGTGGGGATACAGCATGGACCCTCTGACCGCATATCAGACACGGTATCCTATCGTCAGAGAGATCCGAGGATTCCATGCAGGTGCCCGAGCATGTCGTGATTCAGGATGCAAGTCAAAAAACTGCCAACGATGAACCCAATGGGCATCGCGCTCTGGCCAATCTCCTCTTCGAGAATCTGCACCTCGCTATCAGCCTCGCCGAGAAGCACGCCTCCGTCGAGACCCGTCGATCCACCCGCTGTCGGGTACGAGTCGTACTTCGACCGGATGCGTCCGAGGTCTCGCTTCGCCATTGCCAGTGCGTAGCGACGAACGAGGTCGAAGTCCCTCTGCTTCAGGTCGGTGATGCAGAACGAATTTGCTGTGTAGTAGACGAGCGCCTTGGGCGTCGTCGGAGACAGGCGCGTCGGCAGGATGTAGAGCTTCGTGTTCTCCTGCCGCCACTCTGGATCGGCCCCGAGGATACGTTGGGCGGTCTGGGTGTACTGCTGGACCTGCAGCAAACTGGAGATGGGCCCGCCCGTCTCACCGCCTCCACCAACCCCGATGCCGAATCCACCGCCGTAGGCGAGGGGGACGCCCAGATTCTCGTTCGGCCATGCCCAAGCCCACGGGGAGGCGAGGGGGTTCATGTCGTAGTTGGAAAACGGGAAGACCACGTCCGTGACGACGTCAACGTCGCTCGGGAGGCAGTACTCCACGACGTTCGGGATGAGCTGCAGGTCGTAGTTCTTGATGTACCCCTTCTTTGCCGCGAACCAACGAAGCGCCTGCCCGATGTCGTCCATCAGGTGCGCTTCAGTCAGCTCGATTTTGAGGAGGGGAGCACCGAGACGCCGTAGAATCCACAGCGCCATGTCGTCCGCGTCAACCTTCGTCGACGGCGAGATCCCACAGCTGCTGATGCTGATGCCGGTGCCTCCGCCGCCGCCACACCCACCACAGTCGTCAGCCATGAGGTCTCCTTCAGTGCCTATGCTTCAGGCGTGGGCTTCACCTTACGCGGTCGGCCTCCCTTGTTCTTCGCAGGCGCGGGAGGCGTACCCTCGATCATCGTATCGTTCGGCGACGGGTTTGCCGAATTGCTTTCGAGTTGAGTCGGGACGGTTTCAGCGGAAGCAGGCTCAGGCGGCACAGGATCAGTTGTGACGGGCACAGACTCGTCGACCGGCACAGTCTCGCGGGCAGCGATGGCGAGGGCATCGTGGAGGGCTGGAACGGCGGCTGCCGCTGGGAGAGACTGGTAGACCGGCTTCACTTCCACAGCCCCGATCTCGTGCAGCAGATGTGGCGCAAAGTGCTGGTACTGGTCACCCTCAAGGATGTCGACGTCGTGGACACGACCGTGACCGGGGACGATGACAACGGAAAGGTGAGGGTTTTTCCGAAAACGGCGAATGGTGGTCATGATTCCTCGTTGATGCTGCTTGCAACCGCCAGAAGCGAGTCGCGGAGGTCGGCGACACAAGCTTCCAACAAGTCGAGGCGGGCGAAAGCCTCCTTGAGCCTCCGCGCCGTGTGCGAGGATGAAGATGGCGCAGCGCGGATCCTCGGCTCGCGTGGGGGCGAGACAGGTTCGGGGATCGCCTCTGCCACTTCTGGAAGATCCTCCTCGTCTTCCTCCTCGTCCTCGTCTTCCTCGTCCTCCGCGTCTTCCGCGTCTTCCTCCTCGGCGTCGTCTTCGTCCCGCTCAAAAGCAGATCTCAGCTCCGAGTACGACGGCGAGATGGCACCTGTCGTCATCTCGGAGAGGGCTCGGATCTTCGCTTCGACGTCTTCGTCCACCGGGATGACGGCTTCGTCCGGAGAGAGCGATGGAGTTGGCACAGGGGGTGGCGCAAGGTCGGGCAGGAGCGGGAGCGTGGTGGTGCCTGCGTCCTGCTTGGGGGCTACCGGCAGAGTGACGGGGGGACCGGGCCGAAACACCGCCCCCAGCGCACCAAGTTCCGCCATCACGCTGTTCAGGCGACCGGTCATAGTTTGCTCCTCCCGCACTCATCGCGTGAGGCGCACATAAAGTCAACACGCCGCAAAGAAAAACGACCCCGTGAGGGGCCGTTCTTCAGCAGATGCCGATCTCTCGGCAGGGTCGTAGTGTGCAGCAACCTAAGTTAGATTGCTAGGGTCCGGTCACAAATTCGTGACGCGCATCTGGCCGTAGTATTCCGGGCGAAGAAGCTTCTTCGCGTAGCGGGTACGCATCGCCTTGCGGAGCGAGAAGTCGTTCGGATCGAGGAAGGTCTGGGTGACCTGCAGGGGGATGTACGGGGCCCAGACGTATCCGGCGTCGAGGAAGCTGCCGCCCTTGAGGCCGATCAGCATCTGGTCGCGCTGGAAGAAGGGGTCTTCGTAGACCATCCACTTGTTCTGCAAGGTGCCGACCTTGTAGATGCCGAACTGACCCTGCGAGGACAGGGGGCGGGGCATGTCCATCGGGCCGTATGGGGACTCAGCGCCTGAGACGTAGGCCGCGCGGAAGTCACCGTGCGTGGTGAGCTGCGCGAGCAAGGCGCTCACGTCGGGGCTCGTCACGATGAAGTTCGCGGGCGCACGCAGGGTCTTCTTGTGGATCTGGTTCGAGACGGTCGAGATGACCGTGAGCATCGAACGCAGGTGGTCGAGTTCGCTGATGCCAGCCGGGGGCACGCGGTCGAACGAGCCAGTCGTCGACGTCGAGTTCTGGAAGAGGTCGTCGATGATCTCGCGATCGATTTCGAGGGCCATTTCCTGAGCGACGGCGCTGACGATCTCGGTCTCGGCGTCGATGCCGTGGAAGGCGCGGAGGTCTTCAGCGGCTTCGCTGGACCACAGAGCCTTGAGGCGGCGAGGCTGAGCTTCGACCGGAGCCTTCTTCACGTCGAGCTTCATCGACGGGATCTTGGTGTTCAGTTCGCCGTCGTAGACGTAGAACGCCTTGATCTGGTTGCCCAGACCGCACGCAACGGTGAACCGGAAGCCGGAGATGGCACCGTTCGCGTAGTTGATGGCACCCGAGAGCACGTTGCCAGTGAAGCCACCGGCACCGTCATCGGTCGCCTGCTGGACAACGGCACCCGTGGTGACGTTGAACTCGCGGACGATGGTGGCGAAGCCATTCGAGGCGTTCAGCGGACGAACCGGGTTGAACGACAGGGTGGACGAGAGCGGAGCGCCAGCGCCGCCGAAGTCAGCGCCGTTGCCGGTGCCGAGGATCTCACCGTCGATCTTCTCCGACGTGTAGTTGCGATCGAAGTCGCGCGGGAAGACCTGACCACGCTGGGTCGGGGCCTTGTTGGTGTCGTAGACGTAGTCGAGGAAGAACACAGCGCCGACCGAGGCCGTCATCGGCTGCACGGACACGATGTCGTGGGCGATGAGGTTCGGGAACACGCGACGGAGGACGGGGAAGATGAACTTCGTGAACGAGCCGACGTTCACGAGGCGAGTCTCTTCTTCGAGGCTCTGGAGATGCTGCGACTCGTTCTCCATCAGCACGGCAGTGACGCCGAGGACGTAGCGATCACGCTCCGTTCGGTCGGGCATGCCTTCCAGCAAGTCCTTCCACTTGCGAACAAGGGCACCGACGTAGGTCTTGTCGGCGATCGTGCGGGTCGAACCTTCGAGAACCATGTTGCGAGCTTCCATCACACTCTCCTTCGGGGGTTGAGCGGCTACACCGCCACTCTACAGATTGAACTCTAGCTGAACTTCAGCCTTTGATACCAGCCAAAGCGCGAACTCGATCGAGGCTGATTCCGAGACCCTGCCAGTTTTGGCCTTCGGCCATGGTCCGGCGGGTCCGGGGAGATTCGGTCTCTTCCGAGATTTCCGTGGGCGCGCGCTCGACGCCGCCGTTCATACGGCCACGGATGCGAGCACGAACCGACTGGAGGTCGTCCTCGTCACGCTCGACTTCGCGCTCGCTCTCCACGAGGGAGTCGACCGCTCGGCGGGAGGCCGGACGGGTGCTCTCCACGAGACCTCGGATCTTGGTCGCCTTCGGATGGTTGGCAAGGCGCTCCTCTGCATAGAGGCGCGTCTCCAGTTCCTTCGAGGCACGCTTGGCTTCAGCGAGGTCGTCTTCCAACTCCAAGCGGAGGGCCTTCTCGTTGGCCATCTTCTTTTCCATCGCAGCCAGCTTGGACTCGACAGCGTCGCGCTGCTTCCGCTCGACCTTCCGAGCTTCTGCGACTTCCTTGGCCTTGGATTCCTGTTCAGCTTTCTTTGCCTCGGTCTTGCGGCCCATCTCAGCCTTGACCTCGTTGACACGCTGCTTGAGCGCGTCCGAACTCTCAAAGCTCTTGAGGTCGCCGACAAGGGTTCGGATGGAGTCAGCGTCGGGATCGTTGGCAACCATCTTCTCAAGATAGAAGCAGTAGCCGACCTCTTTGGCCATCTCAGCGAGAGCCGTGTTCTCTGACTCCAGATCCTTCAGCTTGAGGTCGCGTTCCGCCAGCTGCTTCTGCAAGTCGCGAATTTCGACGTCCTTGACGCGAACGACCTCAGCAGCATCCTCGGGGAGGAGATACGGACGGAGGACACCACGCAGAGCTTCCAGCACGGCTTTGGCCTTGCCGATCTCTGGGTCTTCCATCATCTCCTTCCGCAACTCATCGCGAACTGCGGCACGGACGGTCGAGAGGTTGTCGAGAATCGCCTTGGCGAAGTCGTCACGGACGTCGCGCGAGCTGGAACCCTGCTTGGCTCCCATCTCACCCTCGATGCGGCGGGCAAACTCTTGGGCCTTCGCCGCATCGCCTTCAAGGGGCGCTTTCTTGCTGACCATCTCAGCTTCGATGCGCCGAGCGAACTCAATCGCCTTCTCCTGTTCAGCATCAGCATCGAACTCCACACCCTCGAACAGGGAGCGGCTTTCGCCCATCACTGGGTAGGCGTCTTGGTCAGCCGGGTCTGCGACGAAGTCGAAGGTGACCAGCTTGTAGTCATCCTGCACGATGTCGTTCCCGCTCTCGTTGGTCTTGACGCTGCCGAAGCCACGGCTGGAAACGCCAACGGGGACGTTCGACTTGAGGAGCGCGAGAAGGTTCTTCCCCGCCTCGGTCGGCATGATCTCGGCCTCACCAATCACGAGCCCGTCCTTGACGGAGAGGTCCGTGATGATGTGCGAGACGCGGGACAGCTTGGTCTGACCGTCGCTGGGGTGATCGATCTCACCCATGACGCGGCGTTCCTTGAGCGCCTTGCCGAGCCGCTTCAGCTCCTTCTCCCAAACGCCTTTCGGGTAGACGCGCTTGTTCTCAGTGGCGATGCCGCACTTGGCAAACTCACCTCGAACTTTGACGCGACCACCTTCGCCTCCCTCGGCAAGAGAGAGGCGCACAATGGAAACGTCGCTCAGAAGTGGCTTGGTCATGTCAGTACCGTCTCCAGCGGAAGTTGCTTCGGAAGGGGGTCCGCGCCAGCTGGCCGGATTCCTTCTTCTTCACCTTCCGTGTTTTGCGTCGAAAGGGGTTCAGGTCTCGTTTTTCAGCACCGATCAGCTCACGTCTCCCGCTGGAGTACGAGGCGCGGCGATTCCGCCATGCCTCCTCCGTCGAGGACGAGTTCAGTCGTTTCCCGAAGTCTCTTCGACCTCTTCTTCGTCTTCGTTGTTGTCCTCGTAGAGGTCAACGGCGTCGAGAATGGTCTCCATCCCTTCGGCAAAGGCAGCAGCGACGTCCTCAGCGGACTCATCGAGCCGACCTTCGCTCATCGCGGTGGCGATGTCGGCGAAAGATTCGGCGATCTCGCCGAGCTGGCCCGCCAGACCGGCGAACATGCGCTCGTCGGCAGCCTCATACTCATCAGCCTTCACCCACTCGGTGAAGATGCCAGCGAGCTTGTCGGCGATGATGGCCGCGTTGGCGAACGACTTGAGGGTCTCGTTGGCGTCGACCGCTTCTTGGCGGGTGCCCTTCGAGATGGCCTTGCGCTTGACCATCGCTGCACGGCGCATTCCTTTGCTCGTGCTCGCTTTCTTTTCGCTCCTCTTCGCCGAACGACGACCTTCAGCGGAACGCTTATACTTCTTGCCCGCCATCCGTTCTGCCGTGGACGTCTTCTGCTGCTTGACCTTCTTGCCGCCGCGCAGGGCGTAGCGGATGCGACCAGCCTCGTCGAGCACCTCTTCTTCTTCCTCCTTCGGAGCTGAAGCCGGAGCCGAAGCCTGAACAGACTCACGGATGAGCCCGATCTTGCGGAAGTCTTCTTCAAGGGTGGTGACAACGATCGGGTTTCGCATCGGAACTTCTCCTCAAGGCGTCAAGTGAGACGCACAACTGTTTTCGCCACGAAGGCACCGGCAACCTCGAATGAGGTTACTTCGGAAGCTACAGAATCGAACACCTTGGCAATCCGGTCAACAGAACCGAACTCAGCCACAGCCTCAACCACGAACTCTCGCACTTGAGTCACATCAGAAAGAAGGTCTGACGCGAACGCCTCCAGAGAGGTGATCGCCTCTTCCCCGCCTTCCTGAATCGCCCGCTCGCGAACGAGGCGGATAGCATGCAATGCCGATGTCGTGCTCGCTTCGACCGCCGACAGGCGGGAAATGAGGTGGGCAACGTCGTCTTGGACGAGGGCCTTGAAGGTGTCCATCTCAGCTTTTGCGGTGGACCCGTCGTAGAGCCGCTTGAACTTCGCGGAAAGCGGAGCCGGGAGCTTGTCCTCACCGAGGAACTTCTGAACCTTGTCAGCACGCTCGCTCAACGTGGTCTTCCACAGAAGACCTTCACGACTCTCCGCAAAGGACTTCAGGATGTCTTCGTCCGTCACGGACGAAGCTTGATCCACCAACGGGGCAAGTGCCACGATTTTTTCGTTGGCTTGGTCGACGAGCCCGCGCAGGAACAGGTCAGCTGCAGCCCGCGCTTCCTGCCGGATGAACCGATGCAGGTTCTTCTCAGTCACAACCGTGAGGTCGATGTCACTCGTCCCGGTGAAGTACACCTCACCTGACTCGCTCAAAGCATACTTGACCCGGACCAACTCAGCCTCGCCGACGAGGGCAACAGCGAAGCTTGGGAAAACTCCAAGCAGCTGGGCTGACTGTCCTGCAAAAAGATTGGAAGCTTCAGTGCGAAGGGCTGAAGTGACCCGAGCAGTCGTGTCCTGAAAAGAACCTGCCAAAAGTTGGGCAAGTTCACTCGAAGGAACAAAAGGAAGGACGCTGCGGGTCATTTGGGCCTCACGCTATCGGGGGACGGAAGGGGCGTCAAGGAACCGCGCGCTTCCGAAAGGAGTTTCAGGGCGGTTTTGCCCTGCAAGCGGAAACCTCAGCGCGCCCCTCGGGCGTTGAGATCTCGGAGCAGACCGCCAATTTCGCGCAAGCGCAACTCCAAGCCTCGGTCGGACTTCAGGATGGCGTCGAGCTTGGCGTCCATACGTTTCGAGTCCTTCGGGTTGTAGCCCTCGGTCAGCTCTCGTTCGGAGAAGCCACTGTGCGTCGGGATCCCGCGACGACGAGCCGCGTCACGCGAGCTTGTAAGAGCCTTCAGCACTCGGTTCGGCTGGTGAGCCTCTGCTGGAGGACCATACGGGCCCTCTTCGGGGGGCGCTTCGCCCGGAGGAGCCTCCATCGGGGGAGGCGCGGGCGATACGATGTTCTGCGCAGCTGCTTGGTTTTCAGCGTCCTCAGCTGACTCCCCACTGCGCTGCTTCTTGATGAGGGCAATCTCGTCTTCGGACAAGCCAAAGACGTTCGAGAGGATCCACTGTAGCGAGACAAAGTCGCGCATGCGTGCCGCAAGGTCCGCTTTGGCCGTTCGGACTTCCATCTGAGCCAGCTCAAAAATGGCCGACGGCACCGTCATGTTGATGTCGTAGTCGACAGCGTAGGGGTCGAGGCCCAGCGCCGACAAGTGGACACGGGCGACCTTCCGGAGTCCATTCTTCAGCTCCCGCTGGATACGCAGAACGGTCCGAGCAAAGCGGACGTCCTCACTGGACAGGACCGCCCGAGCTACGCCGGATTCCTGCCCGAGGTACGCCTTTGGCACCTTGATGGCCGAAAACAGCTTGTCTCGGAAGTACTCGATGTCGTCCATCGCCTGCCACTGCGGAGCGCCGAGGGTCTCGATGCGAGTGGAGTCCACCCCCTTCCGGGTGGGCACGAAGAAGTCCTCGTCCTGCGACAGAGCGTCGAACTTCAGATTCAGCTTGCCGGTGCCCGGGTCCACGAACCGCTTCTTCCGGAAGTTCTGGCGGACCCGGTTCACGAACGCGAGGGCCTCTTGGGGAGGAAGGTCGCCGACGTCGACATAGAAGGCGAACCGCTCAGGGGCCCGCTGGAGGCGGTACACGAGGGCCGCGTCTTCCAGCAGCATGAGACGCTTCCAGATCCACCGGGCGGCTTCCAAGGCACTGTGGCCGTAGACCGACCGGCGTTCCTTCCCGCGCAGGCGGAAATGGACCACCTCCCAGCTCTCAAACGCAGCCACTGGCTGACTCGTGGGGTCCGGGCTCACCGACATGTCGAACTTCGCAGACAGAGACCGCTGGAAGTCGTTGTTGGTGAAGTCGAAGCGCCCCTTGAAGTCCTGCATGAAGCCGATCAGGTCACCCTTCGGCGTCTCAAGGCGTCGGACCGTCGGCGGAGGCAAGTAGTTGATGCCTCGCACGCCGTCAGCATTGACGAGAAGCTCCTCGTAGTCGTTCCCGTATTTGCAGAGGGTGCGTGCAATTTCCCAGATCTCTTCGTCCATGCGAAGTGTTCGATTGAACAAGTCATCGAGGTTGTTCTGAAGCGTTTTGTCGGACGACGTGATCCAGATGGTCCGGTGCAGCACGGAGTCAGGTTGGGTCGCATCGTCCGCGAGGATGTCGAGGGCAGTGGCGATCTCGCCGTAGTCGTCCATCTCCTCGTAGTCCGCGAACCGAAGCAAGAGGTCAGTGTCGAGGCGAAGATAGTCGGTGAGGGCGTCGTAGCCCACGCCCGACATCAGGTCGATGGCTGTGGCGTCGCCACCGCCCAACTCGCCCGTCGCACCCTTCGCGAGCTGAGTGTTCGCGTGGTCCTTGTCGCGGCTGAACGCTGCGGAAATTCGCTTGGCGACGTTGTCGGCGAATCCCATCAGCCCCTGCCTTTCATCGTCGCTCGAAACGCACTGGAAAACTCAGAGGGCTGTCTCTTCAGAGCGGCTGCAACCCGGTCGGCAATCGTCCCTGAAAGAGAGTCAATACGCCAGAAGTCAGCGGGACGCATCCCTTGCTGTTCCAAGGACTCGCAGTAGGCGTCAGCCAGCACGATGGCGAGGTCCGTGAGCACCTGTTCAACGGGGAAAGATGCCGCCGTATAGACCGCCTGCTCGTTTTGAGCCTTCGTCGGGCGGATCAGAATAAGACCTTCGTCGCCACTTCCGAGGCGTTCTGCGAGGGTCAAAGATTCAAGCTCCTTGCGGAGGAGGTCGACCTTGGTGCTCATCAGCGACCTCCACCCATATTGCTGCCTCTGAAGAAGGGCAGCGGTTCCCAGCGTTCGGTGCCTGTGCCTGCGGGTCCGCCACCAACCTGTCCTTGGTACTGGTCCGTCATCCAAGAGTCTCCCCCTGTAGCGGATTGGCGAAGAATCGGAAGCGGGGTCGTGAGCTGCTGCTGCCCCAGCGTCCACAGCACACCAGCGAGGGCGTCCGCGCAGTCCTTGGAACCCCGGACCGGGTGATCGATCTTTCGACGCCGGTAGTCTCGCTGCAGCTGCCGAAGCTCGGTCTGGAGGGTGGCGTGCTCGTACATGAACACCCGGTCCTCGTAGAACGCTGTTTTGAGGGCCTCGTAGGGTTCAGTGCTGGTGTCGACTGAGACGATCTTCGCGTTGAACCCCTTCTGGTTCAGCTGCTGTACCATGTCCGTCGACTGGTAGGAGTCCGTCGTGACGGACGTGATGGTGTAGCCGTGTTGCGCCAACTCGTAGATGAGGCGGCGCACGTCGCCAAGGACGATCTCGTCCCCCGGCGGCGGGGTGACTCGGAGCATCAGGTCGACCACGAACACAGGGGCCCGCTCCAGGTGCTGCTCCCCGTTCGGTCCCCGCCGGACCACGTCTCGAAAACTACCAACGTGCGCCATGCAGAAACCCAGCGCGTCGTGCCGTAGCCCAATGTCGATGTGGATGTGGCGCATCGCGTTGGGGCTGATGATGGGGCGCATCACCTCGGTCTGGCCGCGCATCGAGGGGTCAGGGGTGAGCCGCACCGCCTTCTCCCACACGAACTGACCACCCTTCGCGGGGTCGTACTCTGGCTTCGAGAAGAAGTGTCGGTTGGCGCCGTAGGTTTTCTTGTCCTGCTCGACGGCGTCCACCAGCTTTTCACGTCTTTGTATAAATGGACTGACGCTTACAACGCTACACCCAGCTATATCTTTGATGCTGCCCTCAAGGTCGCGCTCGAAGTCGAGCTTGAAGTCCTCGGGGACGCTGATGATGAGGGTGCCATCAGGCAGCGACGAACGAATGCGGTCGCCCTCTCCCGGGTCGAGGATTTTCGACGGGACCGTCTCGTTTCCGACGAGTACCTGAAACTTGTCGACGGAGTAGTAGTCCTCGGGCTTGATCTCCCAGAGGGCGTAGTCGCGCACGAACAGGGTGGGGTCTTGGACGGCCTCCTTCAAACGGCGGCTGACGAAGTCCTCAGTGGTCGTCTTCGACGACGCGATGAAAAGGATGCCGGGGAGCTTTCCGGCCTTCTCGAAGCGGGACTTCATACGTCGCTTGAGTGAGGAGTAGATGAGGTCGGCGTGGTCAACGACGCCTGCCGCCGCACTGTACTTCCCGCGTTTCGGCAAGAAGTTGCCTTCGTCCATGAACGCGCTGATGACGTTGAGACCGAGGGCCGAGGTGTCGGTCGTCGCGCGAGGTGCCACCCACACATTGTGCGGGAACCGCAGCTCCTTCTTCGTCGCCGAGAAGGGGAAATTCTGCATGAAGTACGGCGAGGCCGTGATCTTCGTCTTGATGTTCTCGAACACGACCTTGGTTGCCAGTTCCTCGTTCACCGAGAAGCAGGCGAGCGTGATGTTCGTGTCTTTGGCAAGGCCGAACGTCTTGTGAGGGTCTTTCAGACACGAGATTTCGTAGAGCACCCGGGCAATACCGATCGTGCAGACGAACGTCTTTCCGATGCCGATGGCCCCAGTGATGATGCACTCGTTGTAGCCGCCCGAGAACAGGTCCACGAGGTCGTCGAGGAACTTCGGGTAGAGGGAGTCGCAGGTGTTGCCGAGGAACTGCGGGTCTTTGATGAAGGTCCGCATGTCAACCGGAGGGGACTTGTACTCAGCAGCAGACAAAGCCGCGAGCAGGTTGGGTTGCACCGGCGCGAACTGCGTCGCCGCTGACCCGGTCAGAGGCTGATGGTGGAAGTCCTGCAGAATAATTCGCAGGGCCTCGCGCTCCTCTGGGGTGAGCGTCGACATCTCCTTCTTCAGCGACTCGTCCAGCTCCGAGGCTGTACGGACGCTGATGGTGCGGCCTTCACGGGTTACGAGCATCGTTCAGTCCTTCGACGTGTCTGGCATGTCGATGAGATCACCTGCGGTGGCGTTGGACAGGTCGTCCATCTCCCCCGCAAATTCAGGGTTGCGGTCAGATCGTTCCGCGATGGAGAGCAGCCGCTCGGCGATGGCGAGCACCTTGCGACGGGACTCGGAGCTGTCGAGCACCTTGACCACGCCGGGGTTGTCGGCGTAGCGGGTGGCGACGTCAGCCATGAGGGTCGCGTCGACGCTCACGGTCCCTAGTTTTCGGTCGTTGATGCCGAGGTCCATCTTCAGTTGGGCAGCAGACGCAAGAATCTCCCGAGCGGTCCGGATTTCTTGCGTCATCGACGGCAGCAGCTTCTTGATGTTCTGTTCGGTCTTGAAGTCGATGGCGACGCGATCCAT